CGACCAGGAGTGCCATCTCCTCGTCGCGGTTGAGGTTGAGGGGGCGCTCGAGGGCGAGGATGGGCAGGCTGCGCAGGTCTTGGCCGCCGCCGAAGGTCTGCATCCACGCCTTGACGCGCCGCCCGAGGCCGCCGCCCTCGCCGGAGAGGAGCGCCACCGGGTTACCGGCGACGGCGATCCGCATGGCCCAATCCAAGGCTATGAAGCTCTTGAAGCTCGCGCGCGGACCCGCCAGAACCGCCACGACCTTGGCCTCGATGACGTGGTGGAGGAGCCATTCCGGCTCGCGGTTCTCCTCCACGATGTCGGCGACGTGGCGCAGCTCGACGCGCAGCCCGGGCGTGGCACCGCTGACGCCGCCCGTCAGCATCGTCGCGTCGGGCTCGTGGCTGCGGGTCATGCCATGCGCCTCCGGCGCGTCCTGCCACGCCTCGGGTGGCGGCATGTCTGGCAGGTCTGCCGGCGGCTCAGGTGCGCTGATGCGCACGTCCGGGACGGTGCCGCCGAACTTGCGCACGGCGCTGGCGGCCATCGGCTCGATGCGCGTGCGCAGGTCGATGCCGTCGCCGTTGAGGCTGGTGCCGTTGGCGAGCAGGTCGTCGAGCGCGGCCACGATGTCGTCGTAGGGCATCCCGCGCGCGGCCCAGCGGGACGAGAGCTTGAGCATGGCCTCGTAGCGGCCCTCGCCGCGGTTGAATGCTTCGAGGAGCTGCTGGTTGCTGCGGGTATCGCGCCCGGTCTTGGGGTCGGTGCCTTGTGCCTGGTGGAAGAGCGGTTCGAGGTCCACGGCCTGATCGACGCAGCGGCCGTGCGTCTCGAGGAACTTGTACCGTGCGCCGCGCACCTGCCCGAAGTAGAACGACTGCGAGAGCGTGAAGGATTCGCGGGAGGCGATGCCGCCCAGGGCGCGGTTGGCGCGCGCGACGAAGGTGGCGCGCTGTGCCGGCAGGGCGGCCTCGGAGAGCGGCAGGATGGCGCGCCAGCGTGGTGCGCCCTCGGTGTAGGACGCCGAGGTGTAGATGACGGCGGTGAGCCCGGCGGCCTGTAGACGCGCCTGCCCTTCCTCCGGGGTGACCACCTCGCCGTCGTAGTCCACCTCGACGCCGTGGACGCGCACGACGTTCCCGGCGTGGCGGAGATACCCCTTGTCCGAGAGGTTGTCGCCGTACTCGCAGAGCGAGAGCAGCGGGCAGGCCGCCTTCGACATGTAGGCGGGCGGGTTGGCGAGGGTGCGGACGAGCTCGACCCAAGGCGCGTCGGCGTGCTCGGTCTTGGCCTTCGGCCACACGTCCGGGAAGACGGTGTAGGTGATGAGCGGGCCGGGGTCGCCGGCGCGGGTGATGGTCTTGGTGGTCAAGCTCGCGCTCCTTTCCTGCTGTTGCACGACCGGCACAGTAACTGGTATGTGGCCCGGCTGGCGTGAAACTCCAGCCATTCCGTGAATTGCTCGTGCTCCAGGCACGCCCCGGCGCCCTGCACTTCCCGCGTGCGCAGCGGACCACGCTCCTCGAGGAATGCTGCCGCGATGTTGATGAACGGCGGTTCCTTGTGATCGACGGTCAAGTCGTCAGCGCCGCCGCACGCCGCGCAGGCTGTCGCGCCAATGAGATCGCGCGCGGTGCGCAGCTCCTCCGCGATGGCAGTGCGCAAGGTCTTAATGTCCCTGTTCCGGCGCCGCGCCAGTTCGCCAGCTTCGGGGTCACGAGCATAGAACAGGGTCAGGGCGTTGCGCCACGACCATTGAGATGGCTCCGACTCTCCCGGCCTTGCGGCGTGTAGGTGCCTGGTGTCGCTCGGGAAGGCGACATTCCTGCGCCGAAATACCGCGGCCAGTTCCGAGCCGGTCAGGCGGCAAAGCTCCTCCCGATCTGCGTCCGACCATCGGGCATCGTAGGGCTGACGGTCTATCAGTTCCCTGATGGCCGCTGTGGCTGCCGCCTTCGATGGCCGGGTCATGGGTAGAGATCCGGCCGCAGCTTCTGCCTGGAGACGCCGCTCGCGGCCTCAAGCGCTATCGCCTTGAGGGCTGGGACTTTCCCGCGCCTCGTCCAATCATGCACTGCCTGCTGAGTGACGCCGAGCGCCTTGGCGGTCGCCGTCTGTCCGCCGAGGATGTCCACGGCGTGGAGCAGGGCTATGGTCTCTGGTCTGGGCTTTTTCATGGCCGACAAGCCTAGTTTGTCAGCCCTTCGCCGTCAACCGAAAAATATTTACAAAGGGGGCTTGTATCCTGTCCCGGCCTGTGCCAGTATCCTTTCCACGGGCGGCGATGTTGCCGACCGGAAGCGATAGAAGGAGACGCATCATGGTTTATATCAAGCATGGCCGCAGCGTTAAGCAAGCGGAATCGGTTGAAGCGGTTGCTGTGTGGTGGGACGACTACCGCGACGCGCTCGTGATGAACGGCGGCGGCGGTTCGCGTGCCCTTGGTAACGGCGTCACGGTCTACGCCGACCGCGCTTGCACAATCGAGGTCGGCAGGGTGTCCTACAACGGGCGCATTTGGCCGGTGCAGGTGGCCGCATGAGCGCCTTTGACATCTTCTACGTCACCGTCGTGACGCTCGGCATGGCGACCTTCTTCCTCGGCATCGTTGCTTGGATGCTCACCCGTCCGGCGCCGTGGAAGTGCCTGCGCGACCGTCGCGAGCGGTTGCCGGAGCCGAACTGCCGCGCCAAGGTAGTGCGGCCTTGGGGGGTGGGACCGTGAGCGCCCCCATCGATCGGTTCTACCAGAACCTGCACTTGGCGACGGGCATCGAGCCGGCGCGGTCCGAGCAGGCCGAGGAGGAGGCGCCGTCCTTCCCGTGGGTGCACCTCAAGGGGGTAACGGTCGGCGAGCTTGCGCACGCGCTGCGGTTCTCCGGCCTGACGATTTCCAACACGCTCTTGGGTCTCGAGATCCGAAGGGTAGATTCCAGCAACCAGAAGGAGATGAAGCGATGAGTCTGTATGTCAGCGCCGCCTCGGGCGGCAACTTCGAGCCCCGCAAGCCGATTGAGGCGGGTGCGTATGCGGCCGTGTGCGACATGGTGGTGGACGTCGGCGTCCAGCCCTCCCCGGGCGGCCAGTTCGCGCCGAAGCGCACCGTCGTGCTGCGGTTCCAGATCCCGGAGATTCGGGTCGAGATCACGAAGGACGGCGAGACGAAGAGCCTGCCGGCGGTCATCAGCCGCACGGTGGGTCTGAGCCTCAACGAGAAGAGCACGCTCTACGCGCTGCTGACCTCGTGGCGCGGAAAGGCGTTCACGCCGGAGGAGCTCAAGAAGTTCGACCTGGGCAAGATTGCCGGGAAGCCGGCTTTCATCAACGTGACGCACTCGGTGAAGGGCGACCGGACGTATGCCAACCTCACGTCCATCATGCCGCTGCCGAAGGCGATCCCGGCGCCGGCGCTCGAGGGCGAGGCGCTGGTGTACTCGACCGACGCGCCGGACGGGGTGATCTTCGACAAGCTCCCGACGTGGATGCAGGACAAGATCGCCACCCGTATCGTGGACGCTCCGAAGGCGGCCCCGAAGCCTGCCGCGGCGCCTGCCGTGCCGGCGTCGGACTTCGCCGACGACGACCTGAGCTTCTGACCATGCCCACACCACGGCAGGGTTACAAGGCGGCTGACGGGAAGAAGATCCCGTCGGTGACCACGGTCCTCAAGATCAAGGACCCCGGGGCGCTCATCAACTGGGCGTACAAGCAGGGCCGCGAGCACGGGCTGCTGGAGGGGCAGGGCAAGGACGCGCCGGGCGGCTTGTACGAAGGCTCGGACATCCTCGCCATCGGCACCTGCGTCCATAGCATGTGCGAGGCGTGGGTGAAGGGCGGGAACCCGACGGAGGTGCTCGAGCAGAGCATCGCCGCCGAGACTGTCACCGACCCGGTGTCGTTCCGCGCGCGCGCCTCGTCGGCGTACTCGGCCTTCGAGTTCTGGTGCAAGGGCACGCAGCTCGAGATCATCGACTGCGAGGTCAAGGTCATCAGCGAGGCGCACCGGTACGGTGGCACCCTGGACTTCATCGGCAGGCTCGACGGCAAGCTCGTGCTCGGGGACTTCAAGACCTCGAACTCGGTCTGGCCGGAAATGCTGTGCCAGTTGGCGGCGTATGCCAAGGCGTACGAGGAGACGACCGGCAACCGGATCGACGGCGGGTACCACCTGCTGCGGTTCTCGAAGGAGAACGGCGACTTCGGGCATCACTACTACCCGAGCCTGGACGATGATGCTTGGCCGGCGTTCCTGCACCTGCGGGCGCTGCACGACCTGAACGAGAAGCTCAAGAAGAGAGCGGCCTGATCCACCCTTGAGTCTGGCAAACCCCTACTCGGAGCCCGGCCCCGTCCAGACAGCCGGCACTTTATGACGCTACACACACACGCCGGCCCGCTGCCCGCGCATCAGTATGTCTGGATCGACGCAGACGCAATCGGCAAGCACGAGCCGCTGCGCGCGGTCTGGTTCGGGTTGACCTCGTGGCCCGGCCGCGCCTTCGGCTGCCACGTGCTGCTTGAATGCGGCGCGGTCTACCGCAACGTGCCGCTGCATCAGCTCGCCGCGGTCAAGGACGCCCCGCCCTGGGAGCCGTGGCAGGCCGCGACCTGGGACGCCTACGGCTGGCAGTTCACGACCCTCGAATATCCGTACCTCTCCTCCATGAATGCGAGGGTGCGGCTGCAGGACGGCGCCGAGCACGCCGGCATGTACCTCTTCACGCTGGCGCCGGTCGGCGATGCGTTCAGCGCCTCGCCGGCGCAGAGCAAGGAGTTCTACTTCCTGCAGCTCGACAACGGCCGGTTCACGGCGCAGCCGACCAACCAGGTGCTGATCGACGATCGCAGCTGGGTGGACGAGCTCAAGTGGCCGACGTTCCTTAAGCGCCAGCGCGACTGGCACAGCGCGGAGGATTCCGATTGAAGTACCTCTCAGTCTGCAGCGGCATCGAAGCCGCATCCGTCGCATGGCACCCGCTCGGCTGGCAGCCGGTGGCGTTCAGCGAGATCGAACCGTTCCCGTCCGCGGTGCTCGCGCACCACTACCCCACCGTGCCGAACCTCGGCGATATGACCAAATTCCAGGAGTGGCCTGATGAATCAATTGACCTTCTTGTCGGAGGAACCCCCTGCCAATCCTTCAGCGTCGCGGGGCTCCGCAAGGGCCTTGAAGACCCTCGAGGAAACCTCATGCTTACGTACCTTGCGATCGCTCAACGTTACCGGCCTAGATGGGTTGTCTGGGAAAACGTCCCCGGCGTCCTGTCATCTGGCGGAGGACGGGATTTTGGCACCCTCCTCGGGGCGTTGGGGGAGTTGGGGTATGGGTGGGCCTACCGAGTCCTGGACGCTCAATGGTTCGGAGTGGCCCAGCGCCGCCGTCGTGTGTTCGTTGTCGGACATCTTGGAGACTGGCAGCGTGCCGCCCAGGTTCTTTTTGAGCGCGAAAGCGTGCGCCGGGATACTCCGCCGAGCAGAGAAGCGCGGGAAGGCTCTCCCTTTAGCACTCCGCGAGGCATTGAGGTCAGCTGCTACGAAAGACACGATCAAGACGGACGGGTGAAGGAGATCGACGTCTTTCCGACTCTGCATAGCAAGTCGGACAACACCTGCGACTTGCCGATCGTGATGGAGCGCCCATGGGAGTCTTTGTGTCCCCAGTGTGCCGGAGAGGGCGCCTGGCTTAACGCCGAGTGCGGACTGTGCGGCGGAATCGGATCGGTTCAGTACGAAACAGCCCCGATCCATTTCCGCAAGTCCCGCCGCGCGCAGTCTGTGGACGACCACGAGACGTGGGTCGAGGACGGCGTGAGCAACACGCTGAACTGCTTCGACGCCGGCGAAGACGGCACCGGGCGCGGCACGCCGCTGGTGCCGGTGGTATTCAAAGTCCGCGGCGGCGTCGAGCGCGAGGATGGCTCTCGCGGCAGCACCAACATCGGCAAGCAGGCGGGCAAAGGCTACCTCGGCAGCGAGGAACGCGCCTTCACGCTGGCGGCGGCGCAAGATCAGTTTGTCGCGCAGCCAGTCGCCTTCCACAACCGCCAAGACCCCGACGTAAGCGGCGACATCACGCACCCGCTCGGCGCGAAGGACAACGGGATGGCGGTCGCGCAGCCGGTGGCGTTTGACACTTACAACCAAACGGTAACGGGCGATACCGCGCAAACCTTGTGCAGCCGCGGCGACACGCCGGGCGGGAATGCCCACCTTGTGCCGGCGGTCGCGCAGCCGGTGGCGTGGGACGAAGAACTGAACGCCAGAGAGAATTTGGCCGGCGCGATGCTTCGAGGCGGAGACGGTGGCAGGCATGACGGCGTAATGACGACCGCCATGCAAGTCCGCCGCCTCACGCCCGTTGAGTGCGAGCGGCTGCAAGGCTTCCCTGACGGGTACACCAACATCCCGTGGCGCAAGAAGCCCGAGGCACCGGACGGCCCGCGCTACAAGGCGCTCGGCAACAGCATGGCCGTGCCGTGCATGGCCTGGATCGGTCAACGGATCGCGGAGGTGGACAGTGGCGATTGAGCTCGACGACCTCGACAAGGACTTCCTCGCCCGCTCGCACACGCAGGACGAGTGGCGGCGTGAGCTGAAGGACGCGCTCGAGCGGAATGCGATGTACTTCCGGCGCATCCTCGAGCTCATGGACCAGGTGACGGCGCTGAAGGAAGCCGCTGCGGCGCCGCCCGCGCAGCGCACCGGCTGCGCGTACCCGAACTGCCTCGACGGCGGCGGGCGGTGTCACGCGATGTTCAAGGGCGAGTGTGCGGGGCCGAAACAACAGGAGAGGACGATATGAGCAAGATCAACAACGGCGGCCCGGCGTTTCCGGCTGTGGGCGTACCGGCATGGCCCGACCACAATCACGGCGGCATGACCCTGCGCGACTGGTTCGCTACTCACGCGACCGACGCTGACATCGCAGACATTCAGCACGG